GTCTTGTCCAGGCTCAGGGAGTCCAGTAGATCGTTGAATGTGTCGAGGCAGTCCTGGGCGTCGGGCTGGGCAATTGTTTCGCCGGACTGGTAGGAGTTGATGCGGCGCAATGCGCCCTTGATGATGTCCAGCGCGGTGGTCATGAATATCCTCCAGCCGAGAACATGTCGGCGACGGCTATGGGGTGACTCGAAACGGTGAGATTGATTGCGGCGCCGAAGGCCACATTTCCACCAGGACCAGGAGACTGAGCGGTGACGATCCCGGGCGCTGCGGCGGACGTCTTCACCCAGCTAATGGCCACTGGCCATGTATCGAGGTAACCGAGATTGGTGAACTGGCCCGGCACCGATCCGTTATCTGGGACGATGCCGGCCTGAATCAGCGTGGCTGTAGCTTGTTGCCAGGACACGCCGGTGACGGTGGGCATCGTTGGCATTCAAGCCTCATACGATGACCGACGCACCGACTGTGTAGTTGACAGGGTTGGCGTTGTTTGCAGTGGCCACGACGCGCCACTGGCGTGGAAGAACGTCATTGGCCGAGACGTTGGCTGTAGCTGGCAGTCCAGGGTAGACCGTCAGCACGGTCATGCCATTGGCAACGATGGCGGCCGAGGAAAGAATGGTGCTGTACGTTCCGGAGGCAGGATCCTTCGCCTGGATGGAGAAAGTCACCGACCCGGTACCAATGGCAGAGACGTTGGCAAAGACCTTGACACCGCGTCCACAGGGATTCAGCTGGTCGGCGCTGTTCTGCGTTGCAGTAGCGCCGACCCCTGAAAGAATCTGTGACGCGGTGAAGTCCAGATTTGCGACGGTCATCAGCTTGGCGTCCGAGGCACTGTGTACCACTGGCCAGCGGTCTGGCAAGTGAACACGGTTGACGTTCCAGCCGGCAACGACAGCGCAGCATTTGCCGCGCCGGCGTTGATCTTTTCAGTCCCGGTGCCACCAGCGTTCGGGAAAACGTTGACAGCAAAGGTACTGATGTTGTGCACCGTGATTTCCAGGCCAGAGGCAGATACTGGAAGGGTCACAGAGCCAGCTGCACCAGCCGTAACGTTCACCAGCATCGCAGCAACCGCAGTACCGGCTGCTTGGGTGTTGGTGGCATTGGCTGCGATCTGCGAGGCCGAGAACGTCTGCAAGCTGGTGCCCGGTTGGAAGCCGGTCGCAAGGCCTTCGGTGTACCACTTGCCATTGCTGGCGCAGCTATACAGCACAAAGCTGTTTTGCATTTGCGAGACGCCAACGTTCGATGCAACGTCGTCAATCTGATCCGCCCCGTTGCCAAACACCTGCATGGGGTTGGCACCGTGATTGATCAGCAGAATTTCCAGACCAGGCGCAGATGACGGCAGTTGCACCGAGTCACCGCTTGTGGCGACGACTGCGACACGCGCCGTTTGCGAACTGATCTGGTAGGCGTTCGTTTGACCACCACCGGCCGTGGCCGTGATGTTGTCCTGCGAGGACTCCAGGATGTAATCCCCCGATTGGAGGGGAATATTCCCGGCAAATACGCCATAAGAGCGACCGATAGGTTGCGGCATGTCGCCCCCTTACCAGTCGATCTGGTTGCCAGAGGCAGGCGCAGACCAGTTCGGTTGCTGGCGGAAGACCGTCACGTAGTAGGTGCCAGCCGCCGGCGTTGGCGTGCCGGTGGTGCCCAAGAACTTGACGGCCAGCGTGTCATTTGCGGACACGCGAGCGTCCAGCAATGCCACGTTGGCGGTCTGAGCGCCTGGGTACTCCACGAACACCCGGTCAGTGGTCAGCAAGCCGATGCCGGTGGCGGCAAAGGCCTGTTCGCCCACTGATGGGCCAGCAGCCAGCGCCGCGGGCGTGAGCGCCAGAGCAAAGGTGCCGACCTTCCAGATATTGCCGGTAGGGATCTGGACGGTATCCGCCAGGACTGCGACGTTGGGCCCAGGATTGGTGCCGTCGATGTTGGTTGTAGCGACCATGATGTTTCAGCTCCTTAACCCGATACACGAACAGCCATGGGACGGTAGAGGGACGCGAAGCCATAGGCCACGTCCATCCGAGTCGGCTCGGCGTCGTTGTTGATGGTGTATTGCGTGGCAATGCGGATTGCCAGGCCCAGGTCTTCGTCATACGCACGCGAGGCCTCGACGGCGGTGCGCGGCAGGGGAAGATCGACAAAAGCCAGCGCGAAGGCATCGCGGTGGAAATACAGGTTTTCCGTGGAGGCAGTCTGGTAGGCAGCGCCGCCATTGATCGTCACCGCCGGAGTGCCGGTGAACGCTGCGGTAGCTGCGCAGTTCTGGAACTGGCCACCGGTGATTGCGCACTCGCCCACGGTCACAGCCAGAGTGCCGGTACCGCTGGAGGTGTAGACGCCGGTCTGGTAGTTGAACGTTCCGGCTGCCAGGGTGGCAGGGCTGAACTGAGGACCACCAGGAGCGGCAACGCCGTTGATCTGGGCATAACCACCAGGCGGGAGCACCACAAATTGCTTTAGGGTGTTGCCGTAGCGGCCACGGTTCTGCGGGTTCACCGGATAGAGGCCAGCGATCTGGATGGTGTCACCCACCGAGACCTGGGCCGCGGTGTTGGTCAGGCCTTGAAGGTTCAGAACACCAGAGGCGCCCCAGCCAGCGGTCAGGATGGCAGAGCCACCGGTCGCGCTAGTCACGCCAGCCAGCACCGGGGTGCCGGTCAAGGTGCCCGTGGAGTAGTTGGCGATGTTGGGATCTTCGAACCAGTCAGCGCCAGCAGTCTTGGCCGCGATCATGCCGGTCTCGATGAACTTCGAGATGTCGGCTTGCGGGTTGTACAGACCCTTGAGGCTGTCCGCCATCGAGGAGCTGGCCAGTGGGTGCAGGATGGCCGTGGGGGTCATGCCCTTGGGCATGCCTTCCGATGCCAAGATGGCACGCGCATCGCTGAAGTTCTTGAACTGGGTCGGTGTGGTACCAGGGGTGCCGACGCGGTTGGCCGTGTTCTGGAACGCGAAATATGCGCCATCCGAGTCGATGCGGTTGCCCACAGCGATACAGGCTGGCTCAATGAAGCGCTTTTCGAACTCGTCGATGTCCAACAGCATGTTGATGGTGTTGAACTGGATGTCCACGTGGAACTGGTACAGGATATTGACCGGTACGTAGTTCTCGGTGCTGGGTTCCACGTTCAGCGCAGGGCCGAACGTTCCCAGGTAGCGAGGGGGCAGGCGGACGTTACAGGTTGCCCCGATCTTGCGTCCCTTTTGCCCGAATTCTTTATCGTACTGACGGTTAAATTTGTCCGTCAGTACGCACTGGTTTGCCAGAACCGGCAGAGACCGGTTCGTGATCATGCTGATCGTTAGAAGTTGATTTGCCACGATGCACCTATTCCGCTCTTAGAGCGATGGAAATTCAATTTCGCAGGTGCGCGTGGTTCCTCAGTGCCGCTTGCGGACGTGCAAATTGACGCCCTTGGACCGCTGGAAGTCATCAATCATCTGGCGCGTCGTCATGTCGCGCACATCGGCTGAAACTTGCTGTCCATCGCTGCTTGAAAGCGGCTTGATCACCGGCGCATTACTGCGGGCCTTGCTCGGGCTTAATCCCGTGTCCACTGTGCTCGGTGCGGCCTGTGAGGGCTTGCCGTCTGAATTGGTTGGCTTGTCGCCAGCTTCCGGAGTCTTGGT